GGATTATATGTCTTATAAAAAGGTAGAAATTTTAGAATCAAAGCAAGAGAATGACGAAAAAATAAGGAAGGAAACCAGAATATTGAGTGCGCCTAACATGATTCTCAGAGTAGCAGATGTTTTAGCTTTTTTCCCATTAAACGAAAGTATAGCACAATATCGATTAAATTTGATAAGTCAAGTTGGTATCAATATTCTAATAGAATTAAAATGGATTTTAAGACCCTGGGATGAAAATTGTTATTTTTACTCCCTTGATATTTCAAACTTTGATGCAAGTCAGCATCCTCAACTACAAGCAGCATGCCTTGCTACAAGATTAAAACATCAATTATACAACAACAATATAGATCTTTTAACATTCAACTATTTAATAAAAAAATATTGCTTACATATAAAAAAGACCATTAAGAATAATGATTTATTAATTAGAGTAGTAGGCCAACAGGCAACTGGAGACATAACGACGTCTGATGACAATTCAATGCGCGCAGCTGCATTTATAATAGACGTCATTGAGACGCTGGAAGACGCAGAAGTCTCATATAGACAAAACAGACTCAAACAAATTGATGGATTTGTACAGGGTGATGATTGTATTATAAGGACAACAAAGAAGGAGATGCTAACACAAGACTATAAACTAAAAGTAAAACAGCAAATTAATGAAACAGCAAATAAAATCGGATGGCCAATAAAATTTATAGAGGAAACAAACAGTCAAGATAATATGAATTTAGGAATAAAGGCCACTTACCTGGGATTTACGACGCGCACAATAAAGGTGGAAATCAATGACATAGATGATGATTTACCTGAAATAAATTTAAATAAGCACATATTCAAAGTAAACTTGCTTGATAGAACTGAAGACAGGCTATTTGGAAAATTGTTTTCAACAACTAAAATTATAAAGCCAATCTTTTTGGAAATTGATGATAAAGAGCAAGTGCTTTTCACTACAACAAATAATAACGAAGAGCAAAAATTAGCCATCACAAGAGATGTAGCGAGAGTATGGAATGGAAAAATGATGACTGCAATATTTATGTTCTTCCATAGACCGGTCATAGTATTATATGCCACAGCAATCTTAATAAAGATTAGATCATCACTTATACAAGTGACAGATATCCCTTTTTATATGAATCCAATTAAAGAAGAATTGCAAGAGTCTGTTCAATATAATAAATCTTTTTTAATACAAACGGGAATTAAAGGGTACGTATCAAAAGTCCATTATGTAGAGGACAACAACACAAAACAACAAGTAGAGGACGCAATTAATTGCGTTATAACAGAGCTGAGGAATTTAATGCACGAAGTAAATGGGCAACCCGTTATGAAGATTTCAATCAAATCGAAAGAGCAAATTATAAATGTCATAAAAGCGTTCATTAATTCTTTGGAACGATTAGAGGATTTCATTAATATAGACAACAAAATATTTTTAATTCACAAATACTTGAAAAAAGTAACGGAAGTAATGGAATTATTAGAAAAAGGAAAATTGTTAAGATTCCAATCTGACTTTAAGAAAATAAATTGGTGGCAGCATTGGATGAATATTGATGAATTAGATTTAAGTAACTTATACTTAAAAAGTGAATCAAATAAATTATACATACAAGGTAGTTGGAATTGGTG